GGACAGCCAAACTTCGCCCACGCGCTTAATGGCCTTAGCCATGTTCGAGACGTAGATGTAGCTCTGCATATCGAGGCGCTGCATCACCAAGTCCACCGCCTTGCTCGTCACGTGCGAAACCATCTTGTCCCCGTTGCCTTGGGAGCCAAGAAGCTGCTGCATATCAATGTCCGTCACCCCAAGCAGCGCCGCCATCGCAGGCGGTACCTGCGGGGCTTTGGTGTACGCAATCGGGGGCGCCGGTTGCACCGCGCCTTGCGCGTCCGTAATGCCGTTCACCAGCAAATACGGATAGTTCTTAAGGTTGTCTTCAGCCCACATCACCTGATGCCCCGCCACCTGTTCAGGCATGAAGATAGGCTTCTCCATGGACGATAACGCCGAAATCTCTGCGAGCTTGGATAGCTGCATATTCTTGAGGCGTTGCATATCCTTGGCGAGGCGAACGTGCCCCATGCACCGCTCCACGTTGTCCACAAACCAACGCTTCCCGTACACCGGCACAATCGGAATGCACCGCCCCGCAATGTACCCGCAGTCCTCAAGCACCTTGCCCCCCGACATAATCCACTTGTGTACCTTCTTCTGCTTAATCTTCTTGCGCTTAACTTCCTTGTACCCCAGCGCCTCCATCTCCTCCATCTTGCCCTCTTTTAAGACCGACAAGAGCTCCTTCTCCTCATCCCCCATAATCCCCTCAAACGTCACCATGTAGTCCGTCTTCTCCTCCACACGGTAGTACTCCGCAACGTAAACCACATCCGGTGTCTGCCAGTCGAACTGGGTGCGCGTAATCTCCTTCGGCCATGTTGCAGGATCGTCCCCCCACTCCGCTTCGTAGTCTTCTTTGGTCAGCGCCGTAATCACAAAGCACCGCTTCGCGTCCGCTTTGTCCTGCCGCTTCGCGTTCAAGTCAAAGTACACCGAGCTGTCCGCATCGTAAATCGGCTCAATGCAAATGCGCTGCTCGTCGCTCTCGCCGTCGTACTCGTCCTCGTACTCGTTGCGCAAACGCAGCGCCCCAAACCCACCGGTCACAGCCTCCTCAAAGGCGTTGTCGTACGCTTCCTCGGCGCTCGAATCCACTTCCGTCGCTCGAAACAGCCCGTTGCACGTTTCCGCCAGATTCTCGTACTCTTTCTCGCGTGGGACGTACTCCACCGTGATACGGTTTGAGCGGTAGTCGTTGATAATCCGCATCACCGCCAACTGCGTCTTGTTCACCTCAAACCTCGGGCGGTTTTCGTACTGCTCAGAAAGCGGCCCCTCCCACTGGGCGCCTGGTATCGAACAAAACCGGCGGTCTTGCAGGCACTGCAACCGCTCCGTGCGCATCACCTCTTGTATGCGGTCAAACTCCGCAAGCGCCTCCGCATGCACCTTAACCGGGTCGTTCTTACTCATATCGCTCATCATGCGGGTTTGGGGGCTTGTGTCAATGGGGCTGGGTATGTTCAGAAGGGGGCTGGGGGGCTTGGGGGGGTGTCGGCTGGAAGGGCGCTACTTCTTGGAGAAGAAGTTCATCACCGGCACCACTTCAATAAGCTTCTGCAACTTCTTCTTCAAACTCAACGCCGCTCGGTTCAGCCCGCTCACCACCAAGTACCGCGTTGCATCCATCAAGTGGTCGTTCTCCTTCACCACTCTGCCCTTGTCGTCCCGCCGGTACAACCGGAACTCAGCTACCCAGTTCGTCATGCTCTTAAACACCTTCAGCCTCCCCGTGGACATCCGCTGCCACACATCGTATATCCCCGTCTCAACCGCGTTGTTCGCCACCGTCAAGTCCAGCCCCATCTGCCGGTAACGCACAAACAACTGCTGCCCGTCTACCTGCGTTCTCCCACGGCTCGCAGGGTCAATGACCCCAGGGATACCGCGCCCCCTCGCGTTTATCGCCTCCGCGTGAATCGCCGGCTCCGCCTGACCGCGATAGTGCTCCGAGTACAAATACAACGTGTCGCTCTGCTGGTCGAGAGCGCCAAACACCGCCGCTGTCTTGTTCCAGCCCACATCCATCCCAAACACCCGAGGCCAATGCACCGGCACCTCAAAGTCAGGTACCACAATCTCGCTCTCCGGTACCGGATATATCGCCCCAGCCCCCAACTGCGGAACGCCCTTCGACCGCGCATCCCTCTGAAAAGGCGGTATGCTCGACCACAAGTCCTCCTTCTGCTTTTGGCTTAAGTGCGGTACGTCGTCCCACGTTGCCATCCCCACGAACTTCGTCCCCTCCGCTCTCTCACACACCTCACCGTCCCTCAAGAACGCCATCACCGTCTCGCTCATGCCGAGCAGCGGCGTAAACGTCAGCATCACCATACCGTCGTTCGTCATCGTCCGCAGCAACGACTCGGTGTAGATGTCCAACGGCGGCTCCTCGTCCAGCCAGATGATGTCCTGCTCCGTCCCTTGGAAACTCTCACGCCGCTGGTCGTAACTCTTGAGGGTTAACCGCGACTCGCCTCCCGATGCGTGACGCACCACGATGATTTCCACCGCGTCCGCAATCCCCGCCTTCGCCGACACCCGCAGGATGTCCTCCTTCGGGATGAGACCCGTCCCATGGCTCCCCGCCGGCCCCAGCAGCTTCGTCTGCAAGATGTCCCGTGAGGTCTTACCGGTGTCCCCTGCCGCCCACGCCGAGATGGGGCGATCAAACCGGCGACCCGTCCACCATGAGGGGTACCGGCCCGTGAGGTGCAGCGCCATCTCGAAGCCGCCGATGCCCTCGGTCTTGCCGACGCGGTTCGCGGCCATCATCAGACGCTCCTTGTACTTCGCCCCCGCCTCGAAGAAGGCTAGGTGCTTCTTGTAGAGCTCCCGCCTGAGGGGTCCGGTGTCTGGGTAGTAACCGAGCAACCGGCGCTCGCGCTTGCGGCGCTGGAGCTCCTCCAAACACAAGACGAGTTCTGCCTTCTCTTCGGGACTGAGTTCTTTCACGGGTTAATAGCGAGATTCGCGGAGACGCCGCCGTTTCCGCTGTAAGTTCCCCACCCCCCTCGGGGGGTTTCTAGTGTTTACCTCGTCCAGCATTAGAATCAATAAGCTTTCCCTATTACGCAATACAATAACAGACATGGATAGTTCTTTTGACGCTATGCGTTTGCCTTAACCTCTTCAGCATCAACGACATCTCCCGTTTCGATGCCCCCCGCACTCAGCCCCTCGCGGAGCATACCCGCTACGCGTTGGCGTATTTCCGCGTCAGTCAGCGTTGCAACGTTACCAGGCGCGTTGTCTGTGGCAGCCGGGTTGCGCGGCAGAACCTTGCCCAGGAGCGCACAATAGGTGCGCGGATCTCTACGCGCCACTTCCTCAAGGTACGCGGCGCCGCCTAGCCTTTCAAACGAGAGAAGCACCGCCTCTTTGATTGTGGCTGTCACCTTGTTTGGCGTCCCTGCCTTCCGTCCGGACGTCCGCTGCAGATTCTCAAGCGTACCTACTCCCATCGGCGGATTATTCGCCAATAGAGAGAGCCTGAAGCAAGCTTGCTCTCTCCACTGATACGCAAAAAATGCGCATTTTTCTCATTGCCATCCCTCCCCATTTGCGCCAACCTTGCACCAAGTTGGCAGTGAGCCAACGCAACAAAAAACAACGTAACATTATGAAACTCAGCACCAAGCAACAAATCCAAACCATCGCCGCCGTTATGCGTGCGATGGATCCAACCATTACCGCATTGCAGGCACTCAGCACGGCCCGTTACGTGTTAAATCACCGATTCGGAGGAGATTACACAAAAGCACTCGAACACGCTCATGACCCCTATTTGGTTAATGGCATCATCTGCTGGTAACAGTCTCAACCAACCTAAACCCATGAAAAACAACCTCTTATCCCTCGGATTCTTCACCCTCACCGCCGTAGACACCATCGCGCTCTCCCAACTTCACCTTTCTCTTCCCGAAGCGCTCTGCGTCATGCTCCTTTTCCTTTGGAGCACCATCTTGCTTTGGCGTTCGCTCCTTTCCTAACCCTCTCAACCCCAACAAACTAAAGCCATGAATACAAACCTAACCAAAGAGCAAGCCATACAGGCCTTCGAGCAAGGCAAACCAGTCTACTGGAAGAGCTTCGCCTATCGCCTCATCCGCGACGAGAAGCTAAACCGCTACCTAATCCGTTGCGACGCAACGAACAGCGTCGACAACGTCACACACTGCACTGACGGATTCTTCGTCGCATAACACCAACCCTTCCAACCCTTTACTGCTACCAAAAATGAAAACGCAAAAACTCCTCGGAACAAACTCAGCAAAAACCGTTAAAGGTGAATCACTTAGCTACCTTACCGGAATCCTGTACCTCTCACCCTCAACCCTTTCTGGCGCTGGCAACGTCTGCCCGTGGGCAGGAACGTGCAAAGAAGCGTGTTTAAACTCCGCAGGGAGAGGCGCTTTCAACTCTGTTCAGGCGGCCCGCATCAAAAAGACACGCTGGTTTTTCGCAGACCGCAACTCCTTTATGGAAGCGCTGTATGAAGATTGCAAATCCTTGGTGCGCAAAGCTAAACGCGCTGGAATGCTTCCATGCATCAGACTCAACGGAACGTCCGACTTGGCCTTTCACCGCCTTGTCGTACCTTCCAAAGGTCTGACGCTGATGGAGTTGTTTCCAGATGTCCCTTTTTACGATTACACGAAGAGCATCAAGAAAGCGCTGGATAACGCACGCGGCATCCATCCATCCAACTACCATGTGACATTCAGCCGTGATTCAGCGGCAAACGAGCCCGAGTGCGAGCAAGTTCTTCGCGCTGGCGGCAATGTCTCTGTCGTTTTCCGCGATTCTCTCCCCTCAACCTATTACCACCGCCCCGTCCTCAACGGCGATGTGACGGATCTCAGGTTTCTGGACCGCCGTGCTAGAGCAGGCCGTTCTGGTTTCATCATCGGACTAAAAGCCAAGGGCAAAGCCAAGCGCGACACATCTGGTTTTGTCGTCGATGCATCAAACTAAACCAACCCGCACCCCATGCAAACCTTCCACCTATACGTCAACACGCCGACGGGCGCTTACCTTGGAACCATACAAGCGCCAACCCTAGAGTCAGCCCAGACGGCAGCCGATAAGGCATTCGTACTACCTTGCAAGGTACGGACCGTTCCCCCGCCCCCCGTTGACGCGTGGCGTGTTGGCTCAGATGGCAAACTCTACCGACACTAAGCGCCACTCCTTCCCTATTCCAAGCCGAGCCCTAACGGGTTCGGCTTTTTCGTGCCTTTTCCCTTCCCGCTCTTCCTTCCCCCCTTCCCGCTCTTCTCCCCCACTTTCCGC